TGATTAGATTTTCTTCTTTTAATATAGCGTTACAAACTTTATTTTCTATATTTTTATTACATATTTCAAATAAATTATCAACACTAATGTGTACGTCATTGCCAAATTCGGGAATATGTTTTAATAAAGTACCCGGACCGATGCCTTTTACTTTCGGTAAATTATCTCCTTTATCGCCTATAATAGTACGATATGTTAAAAAATTAGTAGCTGCAATGCCATATTCATCTAATACATCCTGTTTAAAATATAATTTCTTTTTAGTTGGACTCCATACAAATGTATCTTCTGATACTAATTGCAAATAGTCTTGGTCGGTAGACATTATAAATGACTGTCCATTTTTTTCTCTAACCAAAGTAGTTAAATATGCAATGGTATCATCAGCTTCAATATGATCAATTATAATCGTAGTCATAGGCAATATGTTAAGATAATCACTTAACCGTTTCATTTGCCTAACCATACTAGTTTTTACATCTTCATCAGTTTGAAGATACGGACTTCTCTTAATATCCGATCCGGGTTTCCTATTATTTTTATATTCAGAATATATTTCTCTCCTTTTTTTAGAGCCGCCTTTACCATCAAATACCAATATAACTCTAGTAGGCTTAATTTGTTTAACGGCTGATCCTACCGTTAAGAAAAATCCGGTAATCCCGCCACAATGTAATCCGTCTTCATTAGTAACCGGGGACGTAGCAAACGCTCTCAAATATTGGTTTAATCCGTCGACAATAAGAACCCTCGAATTCAAATGCAAATCCGAGGGTTCATTTTTAAGTTCTTCTAATAATTTCAAATAGTTAGTCCGTTGCATTTTCAAATATTGGATTTTCAGTTTGTTCGGTTTCTAAAATAAGATTGTCTGTATCGATTATCATATTTTCGTAATCCATAATTAAACAATCACATAATAATTTATAAAGAACTTTTCTGACTTCCAAATTATTTTTTAACATTTCATCCCAATTCTTACCAGAATATTTATGAATCTCTCCGGTTTCAGGATCAGTTACCTGGTACGACATACCCACCTTTTCTGCTTTTCCATACTTTAATAATACGTCAATCCAATTGGTATAATCTTTGATACCGGCATTGTAAAATGCTTCATACTCGCATTCTCGATTTGCAGGACCTAATTTGCTTTTGACTACTTTAACTTTAATCGTAGTGCCTACAATTTCATCGACACCATTAATCTTCATTTTAATTTTACCTGTGGTGGCAACGCGTAATCTAGTTGTTGCATGAAAGCCGATTGCTTTGCCTCCGGGCACCGTATATTTATCTGCATTAGGCATTGTCAACCCTACCTTTTCACGAAGCTGATTGATACATATCAAACATATACGCTGCTTAGCGATCATTGGCATAAGTTTACGCATTGCTTGGGAAATTACAATTGCTTTGGTAGTATTATAACCTGCTTTATCATATCCAGCCTCTAATTCAGTTTTACATGATGCTGCTGCAATTGAATCAACTACAATAGTAACCAAACGATTTTTGTTCTTTTCACGAACTTTTAAAACGATATCTTCAATAGCAGCAAATATATCTTCTACAGTATCTAAACTAACATACAACATTTTAGATACATCCACACCTAACGTTTCTAGAAATGCTTTAAACAATGAAGTTTCATTTTCAATGTAAATTGCCAAACCGCCTTTCTTTTGTGTTGATGCTATAGCATGCCCCGCTAATAATGATTTTCCAGATGATTCTAATCCTGTAATTTCAGTAAGTCGGCCCACTGCAAATCCGCCATTAGGAATATTGGATACTATCAAATCAGCTACTGAATTACCGGTAGAAACCCAATCTACAATTTCAGATGGATTTTCTTTATCATTTAAAGTATATACTACTTGGCCTTGATCTTTAAATTTTTTATTTAAAGAATCTGATAATACTGCTGCTAATTGATCTTCTGCTTCGGAGTTACTAATAGGATTGGGTATAGAATCATTCAATTTTTCTTTTTTTGCCATAAATGTTTTTTTATAAAGTATTAGAAACCCGATTCAATGCCAAATCAGGTTTCTAACACGTTAGGTTAAAATATTATTCTTCATCAAATAATTCTTCAAAAGCAGCTGATACGTCATCAGTCTTTTTTGCTTTTGATGCCGGAGCAGCTTTTGCTGCCGGTTTAGGAGTTTCATCCTCTTCAGACTCCTCGCTAGGGTTTAACCATTCTTGCAATGCAGTTTTTAAATCTTCATAGCTAGGTTCAGGGAAAATTTCTTTAAGGTCTTTTTGTCCGTTTAAGATTTTTTCAAATATCTCCTTATTATCTGTTGCAGGCGTTGCATTAGGTTTAACCCGAATAGAAATCTTACCATAAGTATTTCCTACATCTTCACCTTTTTGGAACTCTACTACAATGTCACGGCCATTTTTTAAATCCGTGATATCACCATAGTCTTCATCAGTAAGAATATTTAATATTTCTTGATAAATTTGTTTACCGAATCCCCAATATTTAACACCTTCGGATTCTTTGCCTCGAACAATAATAGGTACATAGGTTCTCATTTTAGGTTCGAGCTTTTTACCCATTTTCCAATCATCAGAACTTCCTGTCTTTTTAAGTTTCTCAGCAAATTCAACAATCGGATCTGGATTGCCATAAGTGAATGGTGATAGAAAAGTCTTTTTTCCTAGATCATAATGAAAATACATTTCACTAAATGGATTCTCCTTATCAAACTGATAAGGTACAATTCGGATAACTGTTTTGCCAGCTTCAGGTTTCCATAACCTGTCTTGCTTTTGTGTAGAGGATTGCAGCTGTGTAAGCTTCTTTTTAATCGCATCTAAATTCATTGCCATAATTTTTTCATTTTTTAATTGTTAATAAAATAATTGTCATTTGTCATTTCGTAATTAATGGGCATTCAATAAATTACTAATAACTTTATAAGTATAAGCACTTTTTTTGATAGTGCCAAATCAATATTCAACTATTTCTTCTAAAATAATTGGTATAACATTTATTTGTTCTCGTTTGGTTAATAATAATGAGTTACGATACAACGTCCAATCTATTTCCATTCTAGTATCTAACACTCCATTATTTAAAGCCATAACAATAACATTAATAGCATTTACTGAATACAATGTATTTGTTTCTTTTTTTCTGTGAATTGAAATATAATTCTGATAAATTTTATTACTAGATAAATTTATATTAAAGGTTAAATATTTTTCATATGGATTATCTTTATTCGAAAAAATAAAAATTTTATCTAAATCATTAAAATGTTCTTCTATTAAGTCTAACGTCGTATCTAGCTTTTTTTGGTTACTAAACGTACATAACAATTTATAGTTATTCATAACATATCATATTAATATAAATATGTTACATTATTCAATAATTTCTTTTAAATCATGATAATTAGATCCTATATATTTACGAATTGTAAAATTATTTTCTTTTAATATTTTTTCTATACCACGTATACATTTTTTACCATCCTTAAAATCAAAATCAAATAATACACTATCATACGTATATAATATTAATTTGGTATTATACTTAGATAAAAACTCATTAATGGTAGAAATTTTATCCATATTAATTTCGGTTTCCAATAACTGTATTAAATAATTAAATAATTTTTGTGCATTTAAAGCTGGATAATTTTTTCTATACAATCGTCTGCCGGATACGGGCGATTCAATATAACCTAAGGTTTTCCAATTATGCCAGTAATGTTCAATTATTTTTTCAGTTTCACTAAAAAACTTAATATGTTTATATTCAGGCAACACGCCACCATATAGTTGCCTAAAACTTATTTGTTTAGATTCTTCATACTCGGCTTCGGTTAATTCATCTTTATTAAAATAATATCTACCCAAATATTCGTGCATAGATTCTTTGGGTAGTTTATAATTAATTAGATTACCTATAATCCGTAAATGGTATGAATCAAAATCAAATTCAATTAGTGCGCCTGGATCAAATCTACTTATAAACATTTCACGTACTCCGTTATCTTTATTTAAAGCAGCAAAATTGATAGTGTTGTATCTATTAGAAGGTCGTCCCGTAGTAGTAGTTATATTGTATTGTGAGTATATTAGTTCATTAATTTGATCCACATTAACCGATTTCATTATATTTTTACTTATCTTATCCACAGATACCTTGAGACCGTTACTTTCTATTTTAGAAACACTAGGTATAATGGTAGTATTGTAATACTTATAAGCTCTATCTAGGGGGTTATGCGTATGTATTAAATTTAATAAAGTGGGTTTGATCAATTCAAAGTACTCAATCCATTTTGCTACGGGTATTAATTCATTTAATTTAGGATACCTAGGATATACATTTCTAAATTGTTCTAAACATTTAAATGTAGGCAATGTTAGTTTATTTCCGTTATCCAAATATTGTAGTAATTCAATGTCAAAACCATTTACTATATTAAATCTAAATAATAAATCTTTATAATCTATAAAATATTTATAATTACTATTATAAAATATATTTCTTATTATAGCTGAATCCACTTTGAATAATACTTCTGAATGGTTCAGAAGTACCACGTAATCAGATTTATCCTCAATGCCATGTACCCAAAACAAACTTATAGACTGTAATCTAGTATGTACATAATTATTTGAATAAATAGGTACAACCATGACAGTTTTGGTTTGTAATAAATTACATACGTGATTTAATTCCTTTTCGGAATCAACAATAACCATATTATTTTTTGCTAGCAATTTAAGTTTATAAAAACCAATTGAAACTATCAAATCCCCAATTGGGAAAACTCAAATAAATTAAAAATGTAATCTGTTAACCCGGACATCTTTTTATTTAAAATAACGACGTTAGTTGAATTTAACAAGGAAATTCTATCTACCGTTCTTTCGTTTAATGAAATATACCATAATAAAGATTCTAATTGATATTTAACATTGTCAATACCTCCTGGGTTTCCATAATTTTTAACTTGGTTAGTATCAATTTCAATTATAGAATTAAAATCTGAATATCTATTTTTAACAAAATACCTAGTTATATTACCAATATCATAATTACTTTTAGTAGGTACAGGTATCATATGATACGGTTCAACATAATCTCTAAGTTTTTTATTTTCAGGTTTGATTAAATTGTATCTTCTAACTTCTAGATAGGGAGAATATATATCTAATTTCTTAGATGTAAGTGAAGGTTCAAACTCGGACCAAACTTCATTTCCTCTAAAATGATATTCACCTACATATTCATCTAAACCTAGTACATATTCTTTACCTTTAGTATAACGGGCAACTTGTGTAGTACTTAATATATTATTAGGTTTCATCTTTATTTATTTTTTCTTAAAGAACTCTTGAACTGCTTTATTTTTAGCTGCTTCTTGTTCCGGCGTCTCTTTTACTACTTGAAGATCTGGATTCTTTTGATATAAATTTTTAGTTTGTTGTACATTACCACCGGTACTTTCCGGAGCAGCGAACTGTTGATTAGCAGCATCTAAAGTTTCTTTTTTAATTTGTGTAGGTGAATACGCAGGCTTTTCATATGTATTGGTAGCTTCTTCCGTATTTATAAGACGCATCACGGTTTCTATATTAGTAGTCCAATCGGTAGCAGATATAGAATGTTTAACTTTAGTAACTTGATAATAAATCTTACCCTTATATCTTTCCGGCAAATAATCTAAATTAATAGCATTGCCCCAAATAAATCCGCTAAATCCATCAATAGTAACACTAAAATTAAAAGGTAATAAAATATTTTGTTGTCTAGGAAGTTTGGTAGATATATCCTTTCTCGAGGTATTTAAATATCCGATATACGCTTTCATAGAATTTTTAGCATTGGATACTGATTCATCGTCTACTGCATCTAACAAAACATAATAGGCCGCGTCTACGTCTAATACCGGTTCATCAATTTCTGAATTTGTAGATGGAGCTTTAGCATCATCGCATTGATTATTTTGTTTTGCATTGAAATCAGGTCTGAACCCATCTCCGACACCTTCACTATATAATTTCATTCCCGTGTAAGTAGGATTTCCATTACCCTCGTCATCAGCGTTTCCATATAAAACCATGGTTTTAAATCCTTCTACCAATTTACTTTCAATAACAACGTTTCTTAATAAAAGTTTTTTAATAGAAAATTCGTAAGGCTGAATTTGTTTTTTCCTAGATTCGGCCGACGTATAATTAGCATCATAAATTTGTAATCTAGTAGGATCTAATTCATCAACATGGTATTGCAAATCCCATAATCCGCCACTCGCCAGATTTAAATCAGATAATATTTTAGAAAGTAAATCTTGCATATTAACTTCTTCTCCAGAAGTGATGCAGTCCCGTAAATAACCAGCATTTAAATATACATTATTCAATAATCCTACGTATGGATCAATAGTAAAATTTTTATTTTTATCTAAATTTTTTTTGTCTTTAGAATCGCCGCATTTTATAATTTGTTTTTTAGTGGCATCTAAATTATCTAATTTAGGAATTATAGGAAAACAAGGTCTAAGTTCGGCAGGCGTTGTTGTAGCTACAACATAATTATTCAACCCCGTCAATATGTCTTTTCCTAGTTCACCGGCCTTATCGATAAACTTAATAAATAAATTAGCATTTTCTAATTTTTCAGGTGGAGTTTCGTTTGCTTCATATGCAACATCTTCTGCTCTTTCTTTACCAGCTTTTGGATCAATACCTATGGGATCGAAAGTACAAATTCTAGGATCTAAAGACATCATTTTAGGTAAAATAGTTATCGGTATTAAACTATTTCCCAATTTAGGATTTGAATATGTTAAATCCGGATCCGCTTTAACCTCTCTGGATTTCGGATAATAATATAAATTAATTTCTCTATTTAATATTTCAACAAAATGCGTCCAGGAAATGTAAATTTCATTAGATTCCCGAGCTGGATTTATAGAGTCTAGCTTACCTTCATAAAATTCTTCGAAGGAAGTTCGCAATTGTTTATCATACTCACGGGTTTCTATTTCCCAAACTTGTTTTGTTATTACGGGTAATCCGTCGTATTTAGTGTTATATGCATTCCTGAGTGCATCATCCGGTCCTGTTTCTTTATAGATTTTATGAAACTGCTTCTGTAAATTAGATTGTTTCTTTTGTTTATCATTGGCATTCGTTTTACAATTTCTAGATACGGTAGTAGAATTACTTTCTAACCACATCTCACCTGGAGAAGTTAATTCAAATGAACAGTCAAATCCCAATTGATCATTTACAGAATAATTAAAGTTAGTTACCAAACCTACCAACCCATCATAACTACCTTTGTACTGCTGACGATATTGATATACTTTTTCCATTATATCAGGCATAAAGTTTTTATTAGGTGTAGGAGCAACTGTAAATCCGTTTAACGGGCTCACAGCAGCACCCTCGCTAGATACGCTCCACCCCCATTCTACTATTACAGACATTCCAGGTACCATATATAACTTTTCTAATATCTGTAAATCATCTAATGTCCAACATTTAAAGTTGACTATACACGATCTAGTACTACCCATCGTGCCTTTAAAATCAACTTCAATAGACTCAATACCAAATCTAGGCCTTCCCGTTTCTTTATCATAAGAAGTATCATAAGAGTTTAATATACGTGACCATAAAGCATATTCGTTTCGATATGATGCATTTTTATCAAGAATTGCACTACTCAATACTCTTGCCCATGGGGTTCGTTGCGTACTCCAAACATTAGAAACGGGCGATAATATAGAGTTGCTTCTAGAATTTAATGCATCTACTGCCCATTTATCTGGAGTCGTAACCGCGAAATTAACATTCATTATCTGTTATCGTTTAAGGAATTAAAGTCTTCTAATATTTTACTAGTATTTTTAGGTATTCTAAGTTGTATACCAGGAGGAACATTAAAACTTCCCTTACCTAAATTATTTGCCTGCGCAATAATCCACCAAAGTTTTGGATTTCCATAATATTTATATGCCAACAAATCTAATCTATCTGAATCGTTGGACAAAATATAAATATCTTCATAGGATTTTTCTATTAAAGGATATAAAGTAGACGCATATACGCGTTTTTTATTGCTATTAATTTGTATTTTGGAAACGTCGTATCTATTAGTTAAACTCATGATAATATATGTTATAGTGTGATTGCAGTACCGAATGGCTTGTATGCCGTAGTGGTCATTACTTTATTTCCTATAATATAAATACCTAAACTAACTTTTATAATATGAGGCACTACGGCAATTTGGGTTGATTTTTCTATATTAACTTCCCACGGGTATTCATCTTCGACGCTAAATGTTAATGAAGATATATGACAAATTTCTTTATCAAAATAATCTCCCAATGTAAATTCAAATGTAGGACCCACCATCACACCTACATCGGTAGGCATAGTCAAATTAACTAATTTTTGTAATTTAGCATACATAGTTTTTAATTCACCTCTAGACAGAGCCGGCACCATTAAATCCATTGATACGTCTCTAGAAGTGTTAGAAAATATTTTTAATGGATTCGGCCTTCCTATATAAGTCACATCAGCAAAAGTAGGATTAAATCTATCGTTAAATGAAGTAATATAAGATCTAAATTGGAATTCGGATCTGTCTCGTAAATCCCTAAACTTTAAATTTACAAAATCTTCAGTAGTAGAATCCACAGAATCCATTAATGGGTCTACTACATCTAATGAAGATACGGGCGATGCATCAGCATTAGAGATTCTAAATCTAAACTTTTCAAGGACTTTTTTAGTATCATTTATATTTGGCGTATATTTGATTTCCGAATCAATTACAGGCTTAACGGGATTGAATATGCCATTTTTTATTTGTATCTGTTGATTATTTAACTCAACAAATTCTGTAGGCGTTAATATTCCCCCGTTAGGAGATATACCATTAAAACGTCCGGTAACATCGGGATTGTACATGGATCCCAATTCCGGTTGATATTCAATAGGAGATACTATAGAATCTGTAATATTAATAGACTCGTTTATAGTATTATCAATAATAATAGCAGTGCTTTCATCTCTTTGAGTCCATCCTAAATCTTTATTTAATGTATCCCCGGTATTGCCAAAAAAACCACTACTTTCAAAAGGATTCTTCAACAATCCATAAGTATTATTTCTATATTCTTCTGGACCTAAACTAATACCAATTTTATCAATAAAAATTTTAGATCTATGCTTCCATACCTCAGGACCTCCAGTACGTATAGACGCCTCATCTCCAGGTAAAATTCCTTCGTAACTTAATACGTTACTGAGACCAGATTGTATCATTACTTCTGTATCAGGTTGGTATGCAGCTCCGCGTTCACCATCTAATATTTTATCTCTTCTAGTCATAAATTGACTGAAAGCAATATTAGCTACTTGGTTTGCTATTAAAATAAGACCCTCCGGCCTTCTATATAATGATAACGGTAAATTAGCTAAATAATTAGCAGCACTAACCACTTGAGCAGCCACTGGGTTGGTAGCTGATAATACTCCAGAAGCTACACCACTCAATGAAGCACCTCCTATAATAGGAATATTTACTCCTGCCAATCCACTGATTGTCTGACTTATAATAGGTAAAGTCTGTAAAGGCAAATTTTGGTTTTCTGCAAACGTAATACTGTTTGTTACATTATTGCCGAATCTATATGTAGGGGTGGTAGACCCTTGTTGTATATTAGGATTTGCTACTCTTATAGTAACACTTCCCTGAACGATCTTAGGATTGGAAGGTATTATTAATACACTGCCTTGCTCTATTCTAGGATTAGGTATAACTGGAGTAGTTTCACCCTGTTCAATGTTTGGATTAGGTATAATCGGATCCGTTTCTCCTTGCTGTATATTAACTACAGGTAATATTGGAGTAGTTTCGCTTCTTCCTT